AACCGACAAAGGAACGGGATGGACAGAACGGGCCACGATTCGGGCGTGTTGCCCTGGCGAAGACCAAACGATGCCTTGGCATTGTCCAAGATGTAGTTGGTCAGACGAGCCTCATGATTTCCCTCCAACCACACGATTCGTGCCTCTGGAGCCGCATCTCTGATGCGTGCGCAGAGAGTGGTCAGGTAATCAATGGTCGCCTGCGTCGTAAGTGCGAACGCTGGAGTGAGACGGTACTTCCCGAACTCGGGGAAATCCGCATTATCTCCGTTGAGGGCAACCACATCAGGCTTCTCTGCTTTGACGACCGCAATGGCGTAGTCAATTGCAAGTGGGTCGTGAGTAGACACAAGGCTTCCGTCGGTCGCACGGAAAAACCCCGCCTGAATATCGGGTAGCACCACACAGGTCTTCCAGTCGGACTGGCTGGTCTTGACTGTCGTCTTGGGCAACTTGATTGCTGGCCCCTGACGGACGGGGTCCCACTCTGGCCCCTCTGCCCACTTGGGGGAGAACTGGATGGCTGAGAGGTCATGAATCTGTGCCTCCCCCTCGTCGTCCTTGGTCAGCGACTGGTACAGGGACACACGGCGTACTGAGCCGATTTCTGCCAGGTCAATGTTCTGGCGCTCCAGCATCTCAACAAGTTTGCCGAGTGCCTTGGCCTTGTTCTCTGGTGTGGCGAGGTCTGATGCGAGGTCACTCACAGGAGCACGCTCCAGTCACATGGCGAAGAACGGTGCTGGTGCTGACGATGTGTCCGTGCTTCTTGAGCACGCTCGTCAACCAGGATGCGCTGTAGGTGCGGGACCTGCCCTGCCCCTTGTCAGCCTTGACCATCTCCACTGCCTTGGCGAAAGCCTCACGGTCTTTGTCGTCCATGGCTGACATGATGGTGTTCACTTTGCACTGACTCAGGTTGTCGGTGCGAGGACTCATCAAATCCTCAAACAATGACCGCTTGTCCTCGGACATGGTCTCTCCTTGTGGTGTACATGTACAGGGGACTTTCCCCACCACTTATCGTAGCATGAACCACTGCATGCTGTAAAGCACTTACTTCTTCTTCAGGTGCCAATCAATATGGTCATCAAGACGCTCGGCAACATGGTCAACACTGTCCTGCACCTTCTCCAACCGTGCCATCACTTTTCCGTGGTCGTCAGAGTTGGTCCTTTTCATAGAACGAAACTCTTTTATTGCGACTCCGATGAGGCCACCGACAGTGGTGATGAGGGCGACAACGATGGTAGCGAGTGCGGGGTCCATTAGATGTAAGGCTGTCCTTTACGAGCGGGTCCAATCTTCCTCATGGTCCCGTCTGGGTTGGTCCGCTCAATGCGTTTTCCGACAACCCACTTTACTGCTTGTACTCCAGGAAGGGTAATACCTCGCCCTTCGGTAAAGTGGCGGATACGAGAAGACTTGTTTATATCCGACATTGCGGCTCGGAGGACATCTTCATGGTCTTCATAACGAGTGCGTTTCCCAGATGGAAGAGCGGCAGAATCAATGCCTCGTCCAATTTCCCATGGGCGCATGCGGTTAGCCGTCATGTCAGACTCACGACCGTCAATCGTAGCCACAGAAACATCACCAGCAATATTTCTATAGAAAGAGTTTGTTTTTGGAGCAGTTCGTCGGGAGAGGATTACCTCGGGGTCCCCGCCCTCCAGAATGTCCAGTGCCTTTACGATATTAGAATCGTTGGCTGGGGCAATGGACGGTGCCCGCTCAGTCAACATGGACGAAACCTCAGGAAGTCTTCCAGTCCTCATCAAAAGATTTGTTGGGACACGCTCTCCACGAAGTCGGTGGCTCTCGGAAAGTAGCCTATTAAAACTCTTATTCTCACGACTAATACGGGCACTTTCCCTAACCATTGCTTTTTCCGTTGGGTTTAACCCCGAAATTTCTCCAAAAGCGTTAATGTTGTTTGACTCAAAGTCCATGCTGGGAGAAACAGCGGCAACAATACCTGCTCCATGTGCAGTAGAAATGCCCAAATCCCGTGCACCAGTGTGAGTAGCATCATTGACAGATGGGTACCAGTTGATTCCTTCTTCAAGGAGGTCGTCAGGGGCACCTAAAACAAATTCCTTCGTTCTTTGAACTGCTCCTTGAAATTGTTCAGGATGCAGTTTTGGGTTTACATCAAATAAAGGATGATTTGCTGGCATTACATCTCCTGCCCGTAGTCAGCGTTTTCTCTGTTGGCCCTGCGGTATGCCGCCGCACCCTTCTTCCTCATGCGGCCCGTGTCAATAGGACGGTAGGGACGGCGCACAGGAGAAGACTTCTTGTTGATTTCCAGGCGACCTGGCTTGAAGTTGTCCAGGGGGTCCATGAAGGGGATGCCGACGCCAGACATGTGGCGCTGAATCTCAATGCCTCCCCTGGGGCCCATCGGATGGGGCACATAGGGGTTCTCGTACTCAGCACTCAAGTCAGGAGTCTTGTAGAACTGGTCGCTCATCATCTCTGACCTGCGGGAACGCAGGTAGCCAGAGAAGTCATAGATTGGCGAAGCCCCAGCATACACAGGAGCGATAGGAAGAGCAGAGGTCGTGGTAGGCCCTGCGGAGTCGCCCTGTGCTGGAAGGGAAGGCGCTTCCCCTTCCATGGGTCAGTCCGAGACGACGGTTGGGTTCGGGCGGTTCATGTGACCACCCGTGTTGTACTCGTACTCAAAGTACGGCATGGCATCGCCAGCAACCGAACCCTGCACGAACTCACGGAGGACCGTGGGGGCCTCAATCCACGAGGCGGCACCCACATGGGCACGCTCTGCCATCGTCTGCTCAGGATGCTTGTAGAACATCTCTGGGTTGTTGTGGTTCATTCGCAGTGGCGACGGTGCGGTGTCCATGTATGCACCCTGTGCGAAGTCACGGGGAACATCCGTGTCGGTGGCGACGCCCTCCTCAAAGCGGAGCGGACCCTTGTTCATCGGGATAGATGGCGCAAAGGCGGGCTCAAAGAAGGTAGGGGACTTCTCTGGGAACATCGGGGCTGGTGAAACTGGCACTATTACTCCTTAAAGAGGGTGTGTGACTTTCTACAAGAATACCATTTTTGTGGAGCCCTATCTGAAGAAGGGGCTGTTGGAGGCCTGAATCTCAGGCATCGTGTCCATGACGGTCATGGAACATGCAATTGCCAGACTGTCTGGGTAGTCGTCAAACGCCCCCTTTTCGTCGGGAGCGGCGGCAAGCAGATAGGGCCCTTTGTAGACCTTTTCCAGGTCTGACATCTGCTGGTTGAAGCGCTTCCAAGTCCTGTTACGCCGTGCCTTGGAGTGTCCTGGAAGAATTAATTGTTCTCTCTGGATGAGTTCGGTCAGGTGGACCCAGCGCTCGTTCTGAGCCTTTGAGTCAGATGACACAGGGATGACCTCAATATTGGGCAGGAGGAGGCCAAGCCTTTCAGCCACAGCGCCACCAACACCTTGGGCGTCAACACCGACACGGAGAATGTCGTAGTGGCGCAGGAAGTCAATAATCTCAAAGTACTGAGCCTCCCACTCCTCGTTGTTGATTTCCAGCCAGTTGAGGACACGGTGCTCGTAGAACCCAAACGGGTCTGGATGGTCCCAGTCCACCCAGCAGACTGTCACCACGGTGGAGTCGTTTGAGCGGGCCACATCTATTCCAGCCACACAGGGCGTGCGCCACCATTCCTTGACCAACGGCATGGACGGGTCATAGAGGCGCTCCATACGCTCCTCAGTGACGAACATGCCTTTCTCAAGAATAAATTTGTTGCAGTACGACATCTGGAACTCGTCCGAGTCCTCACCGATGCGCAACTTTTCCTTGGCAATGAATTTGGAATAGTTAGGGTTAAATTTGGCCGCAGTGCGCCAGTCGTACTCAAAATGTGACTCACGGAACTTGCGACCACCGTTGGCAGAACGGCGCTTGTTGTACTGAATCATCTTGTAGAAATAAGATTTGTAACGGTTTGCCGTGCCAGTGAGGACCATGGAGCCGTTGTTGAACGCCAACATAGGGGCGATGGACTTGGTAATCATGACCTCATCCGCCTCCTGAGCCTCGTCCACGAGGACCAGGTGGTAGGTCTTGGACTCAATCTTGGCCTTGGGGTTACAGGTCTGCATACGACAGAGGGAGCCCGAGTTCTTCAGGGTGATGAGGCGTCCCCGACCACGGGTTCCGCCACCAGTCGCCTTGTCGTCAATCTCTGGGTCAAGCAGGAACTCAAGGGCATGGTCGCTGGTCAATTTGCTGACGATACGACCGAACACCGTGTCTGCCTGTTCCTCGGTCGGAGCAAAGGTGCCGACCCAGAATCCCTTGGAGAACTTGTCCAACCATGTTGGGTAGATGGGCGCCAACTTGGGCAAGATGACCATCATGCCTGCAATACAGGCTGACAAAACCTCGGACTTGCCCGACTGACGGGTGGCCACCACAGTGAGCAGGTCACCGTCACCGAGAATCGTGGACTCAATGATTCGGTAGGCAATCGGCACCTGATAGGGGAAGAACTCCACATCACAGAATTCTTCGGTGAAGATGATGATGCGCTTTACCAGTTGGTCAACGAATTCAGCAGAAGTTTCGTCTAACTCCTCTGGGTCCCCGAAGTCTTCAAGGGGCTCAACAAGTTCTTCTTCAGATATTGACACGGTCACACATTATACCCTTGGTCTCCCCCCTGGGGCTTGAACCCAGAACCTGCGGATTAAAAGTCCGTTACTCTGCCAATTGAGTTAGAGGGAGTTGGTAGGTGCGGTGGGGCTTGAACCCACACTTGGGGGATTTTAAGTCCCCTGCCTCTGCCGATTGGGCTACGCACCCATGGTTCGGGGAGAAGGACTTGAACCCTCAATCTCAGGACCAAAACCTGATGTGTTGCCAATTACACCATCCCCGATTGTTCAGGGGCGTGACTGTAACTCATCCCATAGGTCGTTGACAAGTTTGATGACCTTTGTTACCTCGGTGGCTTCGCCCCTGTGGTACTGCCACCTGTCGTATGTTGCGCCCAGTTCCATCATGCAGGCATTCAACCAACCCCGAAGGTCGGAGTCGGACATGTTCTGGATTCTCTTAGGCCGTGAGTTTTCTTGCGTCTTCTTTTTGAACACCATTCCAGTTACCTATCTCCCGTGGCTCCATGTCAAGATACCTTCCACGGACAGCAGAGAGAATACCGTCCGTCTCGTCAAGAGTCTGCGTCCTGCACAGACCGACTTGTAGGCACCGTTTTGCCACGGTGATGTACAGGCCACGGCCCGTCCTCCATGGCGACGCAACCTCGTGCATGGTGCCGACACCGACAGAGAACAGCCGTGAGTCATTCTTCATAATCCAGTACAGGGGTCCGACCACATACAGGAGGTCCTGTGTTCCCCTGAACGAGCGCCACGCATACAGGGCAAAAGGCACGACGAAGAACGGGTGGAGGGTGAACACCAGGACGCCATACACGACCATGAATATGTGGGCATGGTAGAAAAGAATTGTCAGAAGGACATTCTTAAAAGTCTTCAGTATGGAACCTGTCTTCACGACTGCTTATTCTCCCTTTGGGGTAACCGTTGAGATGAGTGTTGATGAAACGACCTTTTGAGTTGCTGTTCGCAAAACTGTCGTACACGGTCTTTGGCACATTCTTGTAACGCCAGATGTCGTTACCGTGCTTGCCATTGATGTGTGGTTGAAACCTAACATACACAGAGCCGAGCGTCTGGGGTGTCACCACACCAGCCCGCTCCAGTTTGTTGGGGACGAACTTGTGGACTGCGACCCGTGTGCTTCTCCGAGGACCCTGACCATAGTTGTCCTTCGGGGGCTTGGCATCCTCCACATACTCCGTGGGGACCTCGGGGAAGGTGGTGCGGTATTCCCTCTTGCCAGGGATTAACTGGAATTCTCCGTTGAGGTCGCCGTCACCGTGCTCCTCGGGGTCAGCCGAAGGGGGTGGGATGATGTTTTCTAATGACTTGTTTGCGTCAATATCCGCAAGTAAGTCAGTTAGGCTTCTCTTCAGTCGGGGTCGTGGTGCCATTCTGTACCTGCTCCAGAGCGGTTTTCAGTATTGCCACCTCAACATTGAGGCGGGCGATTTCTGAGGACAGTTGCTTGATGATTTCTTGAGGATTGATTTCCATGCGGACAGACTAGCGCATCAGGCCCCAGGCTTGGGGAGAGCACGCCATGCGGCCTCAAACTTGGCGGCATCCTTTGCCATCTCTGGCTCAAGTTCTAAATGCAACCACTGGCCCCCGAATGAGCCTGCATTATCGTCGGCGGTGAAAATCTTCTCCCCAGCCTTGCCCTCACCACGGCTACAGCGGAAACCACGCCCGTAACCAGGCTTGCCGTCCTTGACATTGGTGTCAAATGCGTAGTCGTGAATCTCAACGATTCCCAGTTCCTTGGTGTACTTGAGGAACCAGTCGTACATCTCCACACCAGTCTTGCGGTCTGGGTATCCAACATCGCAGGCGGCGCCAGTGGCATGCACACTTAGGAACTTTTCCATGCCAGGGTCGGATGGCTTCTTTCCCTCGGTCTTGGAGTTGCGCATCAGGCGGTTGGCGTAGATACCGAGGTTCTTGGTCTTCCAGCGCTTTCCACAGAGTTCAACCAGTTTCTCTGTTCCTGGCTGGGCTTTCTTGCCGTCAAACGATGGGTAGTAAGGGTATTTTCTTGGCATGCCCCATTATACCGTGCGCTGAACGGTCACGATAAGGGACGGAATGGCAGGTCTGGTGGGCCCTGTCTGGGCCAACTGGGCAAAAAGACGCATGCTTGTGTCGGCAGACGACCACATCAACTGGGCATATTGGCCAGCGTTCATGGGCATCAGCCAGTTCCAAGCGGCTACCAACTTGGTGTTGTTGTTGGTCATAGTGACTCGTGTATTAGACCACGGGACATCTACCCCGTCAATGCGGAGCCAGATGTCCACATCGTCTGTTCCAGAGTCAGTCTTGTCCAACTGTGCCGAAAACTGAATGTTGTAAATACCAGTGTTGGTCACCGTTATCTTTGAGCCAGCAACAACAGTAATGTTGTTTGCAGATGCAATTGAATTAAGGGTCATTACATTGGCGTATGTTGCACCACCATTATCTTGAGTGGTCGTGTCATAAAATGACCCATAGTCATTGGACGGCAAAATGGTCTTTGCTGGGACCAAGTCCACATGCAACCAGAAGATATTGGTCATGTGTTCGTCGTCGGCAGACACCACAATCTGGTCACCCACGGCAGGGACAACCCATTTCCCGTTGTATTTGACCCTACCGATGTAGGAGATGTGGACCTCTGACTGCCCCGTGACAGCAGGAATCTTTACCCTAATCTCACCATTAGCGGAGTTAGAGTAAGTGACAAGGGCACGGTGGACAATGGACTGATGGGGCATTACAAGTCAACAGGGCGCATCGGTGGGGCCAGACTTGCCGCATCAATTATTTCGTTGATGCTCTTGCCCACGACATCCTCACCGAGGTTCTTGACTCCGTTGCTGATAGCAATTTGATAGATGGCTTCAACGCCAACAACACCATTGCGAAGAATGAACTCATCCCTGGTATCGGGGAATGTAATCTTGCTCAGAAGATAATCGTACTTGGGGTCAATCTCAATTGCCATTTACTTTCCTTTCAAGTTCCTCAACCTTTGCAATCAATTCTTGCAATGCCTTGATTGACACAGCCACCAGGCCGTTGGTGTCAAGCGTAAGGCGCTCACCGTCGCCACCCTCCTTGACCTGTTGCAAAGATACCAGGTCTGGAAGGACCTCCTCAACATCCTGCGCAATAAAGCCGTACCTTTTTGGAGCAAGATACTCGTCAACCTTCATACGGAAGCGCTTTGGCTCCAGAGCCTTGATGGCATCCAGGGTGTTGGTCATGGGCTCAATATCTGTTTTCAGGCGAGCGTCAGAGAACTGGTTGAATGCCCATGCGTAAACAGACCACGGTAGAATCGTGAACGCACTGGTGGGATAGGAGTTCCAGTCCTGGGAATAATGGAAGGCCATCCGTGCGGTGCTCCATCCACACATAGCCGTGATAACCCTGTATCCGCTGTGGTCAG